TTTCGCCGCCCTGGCACAACAAGCCGCGCAAGTGGCGGCGAAACCGCAAGAAGTGAAAGTAACCGTCGACCTCAACAACGCGCCCCCCGGCACCACGATGAAAACCGAGGGGACCAAGGGCGTCAAATTCGACACCAATATCGGCCGATCAATGCAGCCTACAGGCTGACCAGGAGCGACGACCATGTATTACATCGACGGACCCGGCGCGACGCCCGATCACAAATTTACGGACGGGGATCCGGCCGCCGGCGTCGCCCCTACCACCGTGACTGACGATTTCATGAACGACGTGCAACAAGAAATTTTAAACGTCATGGCGGCGGCCGGGATCGTGCCGGCGAAGAACACTCAAGACCAGCTTTTACAGGCGATCAGGGGCGTCGGCGGCACCGGCGTTTTTACCACCCCGCCCCAATTTGATAACAGCAAAAAAGCCGCAACCACCGAATGGGTTACGCGCGCCCTCGGGAGTAATCGCGGCGGATTGTTAATCAACGCGAACACCGTCCTCACGGCCGGCGAAGTCGGCAAGACGATTGAGCTTTACGGGACGACGACCTTTACCATCACTTTGCCGCCGACTGTGGGGCTCGCCCCCCAAGGCGGCGCCGTTTTTCGTTTTGTTAATTTGAACGCCGTTGGCGTGACCATCTCCTGTCAAGGCGCCGATTCGTATCCGAATTTTGCACAACCTAAATCGAGCATTGTCCTGCTACCCGGCGATACGTTTGAAGTCCAAGGTTTTAACGGATGGGTCATTACGGGCGGATCTTATAACCTTATTAACTCGAACCAGTTTCGCAACTTGAAACAAGCGAGCGGCTATCAGGCAATCCCTAACGGCATGATCCTGCAATGGACTCAAGTCAATTTCGCCGCTGCGGGTCAAAACGTGCCGGTAGTTTTGCCGGTTTCCTACCCGACACAACACACGGGCGTCATCGTCACCAACACCGGGAGCGCAATTTACGCCCCCGGCTCGAACGCCTTCGCCTCGGGTTTACCGACGGGAGCCAATACCTGCTCTGTTCAATCGAACTATTCCAATAGTGCCAGCGCCGTACAAGTCTGGTCATGGGGGTTTTAAATGTATACCTCGCAATCTGGACACGGTTTTTACGATCCCATTATTAACGGGACCCCGACGATCGAGGTCGCCGATCCGGCCTGGATCCGGCCGACGAAAACGATCACGCTCGCCCCTGGCGAGTCCTACGATTTCGGCGACAACACCGCGACCAATAAGACCGCCGAGCCGATGCCGTTAACCGTGCCGGATTACGACGCGGTCCCGCCGACGATCACGATTAGAAACGTTATGTCGTCGACCCCTGAGGACGCGATCGAAATCAGCGACGCCGACTATATGGCCCTACTCGACGGCCAAACCCTCGGCCAAATGATCGTATTCGACGCCGCCGGCGCGCACCTCGAGGACCGCCCGCCACCACCACCACCGACGACCGAGCAAGTCGAGGCGCGGCGCCTGCAGGCCTACGCCGACCCGCTGACCGGATCAGACCGGCACTTTGCCGAGGCCGCCCGCTGCAACACGCAAGGCGATACGGCCGGCGCCCAGGCCGCCACCACCGCCGGCCAGGCGCGTTACGAAGAAATCCGCACCGAATACCCCTGGCCGGTCGACCCCGCCGCCACCAAAAGCAAGGCTAAAAAGTGAGGTCCGGTTATGGGATGGCGCGAGGATTATCGCCAGGCGAGTTTTAGGGGAGCCGCGTTTTTTGTCGCGTCGGCCGATAGCGCCTACGGCCGCCGGGTTGCAACGCACGAACACGCGCAACGCGACGTGCCGTTTAACGAGGACATGGGGAGGAAAGTCCGCGCGTTTACGGTCGACGCCTACCTCCTCGGGCCGAACTACAACGTCGCCCGCGACGCCCTGATAAAAGCCTGCGAAACCCCCGAGGCCGGGACGCTGGTCCACCCGTACCGGGGGGATCTAACCGTAAACTGTACTGACTTGCGCGTGTCGGAATCCTCGAGCGAGTTGTCGTTTTGCCGACTGTCGCTGTCGTTCGTCGAGGCTGGTTCGAATAGCTTTCCGAAAACGAAGGTCGACAGCGTCAACGCGATATCGAAAAAGGCGCTCGGGCTGCAGGATAAGGGCCTGGCCGGATTCGTCGACAAGTTCCTCACCGAGGGTTTCCCCGGCTACGTCCTCGACGCGGCCGCCGGCACCGTGAAAGATATCGCCGATTTCCTCAAAAACCCGAATACGACCCTGCTCGGGAGCGTATCGTCGATTTCAAAGTATTACGCCAAATGTAACGCCCTGTACTCGAGCGCCGCCTCGCTGGCGCGTAAACCCTTCGAACTCGCCTCGGCGATCCAGAACATCATGCGCGACATTCGCGCCGCGTTCGGGACCAACGCGCCCAAGGCGCTGACCAACACCTACAAACAATTTTCCAAACCCTGGCCGGGTCCCTCGGGCGTTCCGATCGATCCGGACGACCCAACCCCGCCGCCTACCCCGACGACGCCCAGCCGCACCCAGGAAAAAACCAATTACGTCGCCCTGCAGGACCTCACCCGGTTGACCGCGATCGGCGAGAGCGCGACCGTCGCGGCGATCATCGCCGACGGCGGCGGGATCAGTGCGATCACTGGCGAGAGCGGTACCAGCGCCAGCGGGGGCACCACCAACGGCGGGAGCGGCTCGGGCGGGAGCAGTGGCGGGAGCGGGAGCGGATCCGGCTCGAGCAGCACCGGCGGGAGCGGGAGCAGCGCCAGCGGCGTCGGCGTTTCAACCCTCCCCGGTTTCGAGAGCCTCGAGGAGGGCCGCCAAACCCGGAACGAACTCGAGGCCGTGATCGCCATCGAGGAGGAACACACCGAAAACGACCCGGTATTTACCGCGCTCGGCGGCCTGCGGGCCGAGGTTATGAAAGGCATTCCGTCACCCGATCGCCAGTTACCGCGCCTGGTCCCCTACGCCCCGGCCACTACGCAACCGGCGCTCAAGGTCGCGCAAATCCTCTACAACGACGCGAGCCGGGGCGACGAAATCGCCCTTCGAAACCGGGTCCGACACCCTGGTTTCCTGGTCGGCCGCGAACCGCTCGAGGTCCTAACCGATGGCTGACGACCTCGAGCTATTAGTAAACGGCCAGATATACGCCGGCTGGACGACGATCGGCGTTACGCGCGCCATCGATGCAGCCTCGGGCGCGTTTACCGTTGATCTAACGGAACGCTGGGAAGGCCAGGAGGGCGCCGCCGCCCAGCTCGAACCCTGGCCGATCCTGCCTGGCGATAAGTGCGAGGTCCGCCTCGGCGGCGTTCCCATGATCACGGGTTACGTCGACATATTCCGCCCCGCATTTGACGCCACAAGCCACACGATCAACGTCCAGGGCCGCGACAAAACGTCGGACCTGATCGACTGCTCGGCGGTCCACACCCCGGACCAATGGAGCAATATCGACCTTTTGCAATTCGCGACGATCCTCGCGACCCCGTTCGGCGTGTCCGTCGCAATGGACGCCGGCGTTACCCCTGGCGACAAGTTCGCCCTGCTCAAGCTGCAGCAAGGCGAAACCGCTTTCGAGGCGATCGCGCGCTACGCCAGGCAACGCAAACTGTTGTGTATGCCCGACGGGACCGGGAATTTACTCCTGACCCGCACCGGCAACGTGCGGGCCGCTGTCGGCCTGGTCCAGGGCGCGAACATGAAAGGCGCCGACGGGACGATCGATCACTCTCAGCGGTTTTCGGAATACATCGTAAAGGGACAAGCGCCCTACTCGGCCGACAGCGACGGCGCCAAGGAGGCGCACCTCAAAGGCGGCGCCACCGACCAGGCGATCACCCGTTATCGGCCGATGCTGATCGTCGCCGAGGCCGGTAGCACCGCCGCGAGTGTCCAGGAGCGCGCGACCTGGGAGGCGAATAGTCGCCTCGGGAAATCGGCGGTCGCCTCAATAACGGTTATGGGCTGGCGGCAAAACGGTTTTTCTGGGGCGCTGTGGCTCCCGAACCAGCTGGTTTCGATCCGCTCGCCCTGGCTGCGCCTAGACGGCGAGATGCTGATCCGCCAGGTAACGTATACGCGCGACCTGCAGGGCGGGACCGAGGCGGTCCTCGAGATAATCAGTCCCCAAGCATTCGACCCGGAACCGCCCGACGCCGACAAAAGTCAGTCCAAAATGAAAAAAGGCAAAGGCAAAAACAAGGGCCGCAACATATGGGCCGACGCCGCCGGCCTCGAGCAACCGCCGCCGGAACCCAAGAAGGCGAAAACCAAATGAGCGAAGTTCGCGACCTTGCCAATCGAATCATGATGGCGCTCGCGCGGGGGGTCCTGCGCATGTCGAGCGACGCCGGCAAGCGCCAGCAAATCCAAATCGAACTCCTCGAGGGCGAGTTGCGCGATCAAATCG